GGCAAAGCCCCGAATCGTCATATATCTATCACAGATCAAATGTGACGAGACTACTTCGTAGTCATGATCACCGCACCTCGTGCGGTGGTCCGGATAGTAATTTCTCTATCCCAGATGTCCTCATCATGGGGCATCCCATCAGTGAACTCATTGTAGTCCACATGAAGCATCGCTCCAGGGTCTTCTAGGAGCGGTGTGTCCTCGGGTATAACCTCGAAGGCCCTGCCAATCATATACATGGCAGGATCCACACAGATCACTCTGTGTGGTATGGATGTATTCCATGCATCCAACTTCCGCTTTATCAAAAGCGAAAGGCGTTGATCGCGGGTTACTACCCCGACCTCCGTCTTATCTGCCCAATCACGTGGCAACACGTGAAGCAAATAAGAATCAGACTCCATAAAGAGATTGAGTCTGTTCACTACCCTGTTGGGTAATGGCTTATCTTCCCTGATTAGGGAGATAAGATCTGGTAGTGACTCAGTGAGTAAATCACTGTTGTCTCTCAACCAGTCCTCAAAGTATCCTTTGAGTTTGGTCTTCTCTGGAACGTAGGAAGACCAGTCGAACCCTAAATTCATCGGGTTCAACATTGGGATCTTCGTCTTATCGACGACATAGCCCCAATCATTCTGGAATTTAAATCCAGGATTTGACCATGTCTGCATAAACAGATCATAGTCAAGGTGAGGATCGTCTGTCCTCCCCTCGCTGAACTTCTTCTCTATGGAGAAGGTCGGCTCTACAGGGTCTTTACCCTGCAGCAAGGACTGGTAATACAGTCCCTTCGCAATCTCAAAAAATACAGATTGCGGGTCACTGAACATGTCTATTTTCAGTGAATTGATCAGAGTTCTTTGATTCTGATCACGTGGAGTCACTACCGCCTCTGGCGGTAACAGTGCCTTCATGCCTTCCAACTTTGGAAGGTAAAGATGGTGTTTATGCACCACCTTGTCTGTTCGGTTCGATCGAACAAATTTGTAGCCGAATCTGCCATTGAGCAGGGCTGCAAGCCGGTATTTAGTTTCCCGGGGGTTACGAGATTTATTCTCAATTACTCGTAACATGTGCTTACCGTCCATAGGGTATGCACCATCACCACCAATCTCTATTGGGGTGTACGGACTAATACAGTCCGATTCCTGTGGCACTAGAATGTGCTGTAACAGGGACGCCTGGTCAAAAAACCTCTTGGCGCGTGGGTTACTATTAGCAACCCATCTGGTCTCCTTTCCAAGGAGACTGAACCTACCTATGTTAGACATAGAGTAGGCGTCTACCTCACTGGGTTGAGGTAAAAGCAATCTGATTCTTGGATAATCCAAGTAGAACAGATCGTGACCCCTCCGCATCTGCACGTGAGGGGTATCGTGCACTGATTGTGGCACGAGGCTTCCTTCTTCACAGTAGAAAGCCATCCGAGATGAGACAAAAGTGTCCAGCTCAGATACCTTGAATATTTCATTCAAGGTCGAGATATGCTTGTGCAATTTCCCAGGATCGTTCTCGAGAGCGATCTCATCGTCGCCTACCAGAGTATACACTCTCAGGCCCGATTTCTCGCAACAATATTGATGTGCGAGTGTGAGTATGACTTTAGTCATCATATCACCCATCATCCAGCCACGCTGCATGACAACCAACTGGTACCCCAGTTGTGACGGAACAAACGCAAAGCGTTTTCCGCAGTACTTGCTCTTTGCGAGCAATGCTAAACCTAGAGGGAACTCTGGGTTCTCAGCCCTTTCTATAAGGCTGTGCCAGATTTGTCTTGCAACATCCTTGTTGCCAAAATCTGTTGCTTCCGACAAGTCAGTCGAAAGCGCATAAACAGTGTTATTGTTTATGAGCTCTCCCCACTCTGTATTTTGTGGGTTGAGTACATCTGTTAGGAATCTCCACAGATGTCGGTCGGCCTTAAGGCCTGACTTTATCTGCCGCGAAGTTAACGACGGCTGAAATATGTGAGCAAAAACTCCCATAAGCACCTGATAAGCATAAGGTGCTACGGTGATTGTCCGAGCCTTGGAAGGCTCGGCAACCCCGTGCAACCTAACACATGATGTGTAGGTTGGATGGTGCAATAG